CCATTAGTGGCAATATCTGTCATTGTATTGTTATGAACTGTACTTGAAATTACAGTACCACTAACAACCGGGTTTCCAGCAACTAAGGAGAATACTCCTGAACCATTAAATGCCATCTTTTATTTCCTCATTGTATTCTTCTATTAAAAGCTCTATATCGATCTTTATCATCTAAATAATCTCCACTATAAATAGCACCTTGTCTTAATAATGTTGGAGTAGCACTTGACAATATACCTTCGTTATTAACAAATTCTCCAAGACCTCTTCTTTGTGTGTTATAAAGCCCTTGTGCTAAACGAGCTTTATGCGTTGGTATCGTAGCTAAACTACCGACAAGACCAGCCATAGTACCAATATCACCAGCGACATTTGCTCCTATCTGACTTTTTATAAGAGGACTCATTCCGATTACATCTTGGTGTCCAATTCTTGCTGCCGATCTTCCTAATCCTAGATTTCTTAAATCAAGCAACTTTCCAAGTTCAACATTTACATCACCTATGCCTGGTGCTGCTTCTTCTAATCGTTTTTTCGCTCCTCTGGCTAATGCTGCTGTTCCTTCTTGTGTAGTTTTAGATACAGTTTCCGCTACATTTGGATTTTGTTTTTGAAAATCTAATTTGTCGTACCATTCTCTTTTTAACCTTTGCACATTATCTAGTGTTAATAATTGCTGATCGCCAAAATGGATTTCTGTTGCATCTGTTAATTCTTTTATTTGTTTTAAATCACTATCACGATAAGGATTACCAATATTATCGGCTTGCCTTTTTAATGCTTGAAGCTCAGTCATAATTAAATTCTTAGGAATCTTTTTACCACTTCTACTGGCATCTTTAATAATTTTATCTACTTTTCCAGATAAATCAGAAATCTTAGCATCAAGTCTTTTAAGCCCAGCGGGAGTTGGCGGTACATTTTCTCTGAGCATTGTTGCTACCATTTCTGCTGTCGTACCAGCACCATATCTTTGGTCAAGCGTTGTGCTAAATTTCATCACCTGTTCTAACATATCTTGAGGATCGGCTTTTACAAATGGTGCTACTTTACCACCAGTATATTTAGCTGTACTTGTTGCTACATTTAAAGGATCAACAGCTTTACCTACTTCTTGAACACCTTTTGCGACCTTACCGACAACTCCTGGTGCTTTTACAGCTAGTGAACCACCACCTGTTAATATCGCACTTGCATCAAGCATAAAACCCGCTGGATCATTCATTAGTGTTGTTTTTATTGCATCAAGACTACCATATCTATCTACTAAATGATTACCAACAGCGTTGACCAGTTGTTCATTTTCTGTTTCTCCAAAATCAACTCCGTTGATTGTGTCTGGTATTGCTTTTTCTACTATGCCTTGTGCAAGGTTTCTTATACTACCGAGTGTGTCAAGAGGATTAGTAACAGCCGTCCACAAGTCTTTACCTAACTGAAGAGTAGAACTTGGGATATTTTTAATTGCTGTGGTTGCTTTAAAATCAACTGGTTCATAAGGGTAATTTTTTTTCATTACCGCTTGTATTTCAACATCAGACATACTATCTGGAAATTCTATAATCGTGCCATCTGGTGCTTCTATTTCTCTCACTATATTTCCTCAATTTCGTCTGTCTTTGGGTTATATCTTTTTATCTTTTTTAATTTTACATCAGGACCTTCATACGCTGGATATGCTGTATAATTTTCGTATTTTTTATCACCATCATCTGCATATAAATAATGGTCGGTGCTATATTCTGTAACCATACGCTCATATAAACCTTCTCTATCGTCAAGAATATTATCTAAAGCACGGATAAGGTCCTCTTCTCTGTTAAATTGATCTAGTGAACCGATAGTAGCTTCAAGTGCTTGACGTTCTGGATCAGATAATTGACCTACTGCACCGCCTGTTGGTGAGTTATTTCTCATCTCTTCTAGCACACCAAAACCAATATTAGCTTTTATCATTAAGAGTTCATTAGCTAATGCTTTCGCACTACTTTCAGGTAATATACTAAATACACCATCCCAACCAGCAGATTTTTCTTTTAGAATTATATCTTTTGCTCTATGTATAGCTGCTGCCATTTTATCACGTTTAGCTTTTGCTCTACCAAGACTGCTTATAAGTGTACTATTATGGCCTTTCCAATTTGCTTTATTCTCTTCATACGTTTTTTCAGATATATTATTTGTTTGTAATGTTATTTTCTTTTTCTCTCGTTTCACTATTTCTTGTGTTTTTTTCTCTTCTATTTCTGCACTTTTTTCGACATCAATATCAGATTCCAACCTAAGTTGTCCTTCCTCTTTTTCTTTTGGGAGTGTTTTATCTATGGTGCTAATCTCTTCAGAGGTAAGTGGGTTATAAAGTCCTACCTCACCACCTCTATCTATTTTTAATAAATTTCTAACAACCTCTGCACCCTCAGAATCTTCAGGCATTTCTGTAAATTTACCTTCTCCCTGATCGTTTACTTGGAAAAGACGTAACGTACCATCTGCCATCCTAATTATTTGAGGAGTTTTACCAAAACTTCCTTTGCCTGTTCCACTTGCATCAGCAAGTAAATTCTTAATTTGACTTTCAGCAATCAGTTTTTCCATATCAGGACCACCTTCAGCTAACGCTCCAAGTATGTCAGGTCTAGTAGCTTCTCTTCTTGTAGAACCACCAAAAGCATAATTAGGAACAACATTGCCTTCAAATTTATCTCTAACACCCTCTTGTTGTAATCTTAAAGCCTTTGCAACGGCATCTGATCTTAACTGTTTATTTGCTTCTTCTTTTTCTTTGGCAATTTCTTCTGTTCTACGACCAAGATAACCTTGTAAAATTTTATTAACACCACTTAATGGAGAGCTTGGTATAACGTAACCACCAGCAGATTGAGCCTGAAGAGGAATCATAGATTGCTGTCTTAATGAATCAGCTAACGCACGTTGTCTGTTAATGGTATTAGGATCGGTAAAAGAAATTGACCTTGCACCACCAAAATTAGGTTGAGTTACTTTTTCATCATCTTTCTTATACGGATTATAAATTGCCATTTTTTTCCTCTTTTAAAATAACCAAACACGCTTTATCCATGTAGTGACGGATAATGTTTTTAATCTTTGGTTTGTCTTTTATAAAACTTGCAAATCTCTCTCCAAATCTTATGTAAAGTTTAAATAACCATTTAGGTGCTAATGTAAACAACCATTCTCTGAAGATTAACCACTTAGGATTAGACTCTCCATATACTGCTCTAGCTACCCAACAAGGATTAGCAAAACTACCTGGAGGCGCTCCAGCGATTGTTCCACCTAACGTAAATAATGCGTTCATATTGTTTTGAGCATTTGCCATTTGTTGATTATAGGTATTCATCGCTCCTTGATGTTGCATACCTGTTGCACCTAGAATATTAGGCGGTGCTATATTTGAACCTTGATAACCTTGAAATTGTGGCAACATTGGCTGATTACCTGTACGCAGAGCATTAACCTCTGATAATGGTAACTGACGTAAAAATGCCTGTTCTTGAATACCACGACCACGTTCACCAGCTTGCATACCATATAAGCGGGATTGTTCGCCACCAGCAGCTAAAATAGAAGCTAGTCTTAAATCATTCTCTTTGCGGTCTAATTGATCCATAGCACCTTCAAATGCTATACCACCGGGATTATGTCCTCGAACTAAAAGGTCTGTTTGCATAGCTTGACGTTCAGCATCAAGTAAAGGTTGTTCTCTTGCTAAAATAGCATTAGAGATAGCATCTCTTCCCGCTACTGTCGGTTGTGTTGTAATATCGCTGACTTGGCCTAAATCAAAAGGACCACCTAAAGTTTTACCAACCTCAGTTAATCCTTGTTCTGCGATAGAACCTAATTGAGTACCAATTCTTTGTTCTTGATCAAGTCTTGTTTGCCCAAGCGGAGTTAAGGTATCAGTAATTAATACTTCATCTTCTGGTCTAAAATCAACTGTTCTTTTCCCTAGAGGATTAATAAAACTAGGATTACTTAATTTAGCAGTAGCTCGTGCAGCATCAATATTTGCTTCTCCTTGAGCCACAGCAGCACCTCGATAGTCTGGCGCTGGTGGTGGATCAGGTTTTGAAAAATACATTATCAAACCTAATCTTGTGAGATAATTCTCTACAAATTTTACTATCGTTTTAACCACTTACATTCTCCTTTAAGCATCCCATAAACAAGCATATCATCGTCTTTCAATGCTCTTCTCATATTACCTTCTAATTTAAACCCCAAATGTTTATCAAATTTTCTTGCATCCTTATTTGACTTAGGAACAAGACCTGTAATTCTTTGTACACCAAGTTGATTAAATGGATAATCAAACATAGCGTGTAGAAACTTTTTAGTAAGCCATCTCTTCCCTTCTTTCCCGGCTATGTGAGCGCAGATATTTTCTCCTGAAAAATGGTTATATAGCACTCCCGCTATCAGTTCGCCATTCTTATCGAGCAATCCTATACAACTATAATTCTCAAAGGGGAAATGAGTATTATTTGTCTGCTCCGATACGAAATCCGCAATTTTCTCTTTCGGTTGAGTTATTATCAAAGGACATCGCCTACCTCATATAGAAAATCTGTTGCTTCCCATCTCAACTCGTTATTCGTACCACCTGACTGAGATTGAAGCCTTAATGCAGCAGCAGTTCCGACTGCGACTAAAGTCTGCCAGTCTCGAATAACTGCTAAATCTCCACCCCAAAGCCCGGCATCCCATCTTGCAGCATCCCACACACCACCTGTAATCGGGCTAAATGTCAGGCTTGCATTAACAGGTACATCTTCATAATCGACATTAAGTGCAGCAGAGAAACTTGGATTGCCGTCTGATAAGAGAATTGGTCTTATCATTTTAAAATGTTTTATAAGTCCTCTTGAACCAAAATAAGAAAACGCTTGTTTTGCTTCTGCATTAATATTACTGGTGTCGTCTTTATCCTGACTCCAAAATTTAAAAACTTTTCCATTACTGCCAAAATAAGCATCACCACCAAATAGTTCCCAACAGTTCGCCTCAATATTGGTAAACTTACCCCAAGCGCCTGTCAGCGTATTCATGGCATATTGAATCTGATCTGAGCCTACTTTTTCAGGAATATTTAAAATTAGCATTTCAGCTTTTGGAAAAAGAAATAATTCCCAACCAAAATTACCACTAAATAAAGTAGCAGCACTATTAATATCTGATTGTATTTTGTCTGTCATGGCTACATTAGGTGCAACTTCACTTGACGATAATGCCTTACTCATAGGATAGACACCTTGCTTGGTTAGTATAAGCAAGTCTCCACCATATTTAACCATTGGTCTGTCACCGATTGGTTCGCCAACGTGCCAGACTCCGACAAGGCTAAAAGTAGCAGCAGCAGAAGGATCAGTACCTTCAAATACTACAACCTCTCCTTCAGAGGTAATCGCTACCCAGTAGTCATCTAAACCTTCGCCAGCATCGATTGTCCAACTGCCCGCTTTAATTATTTTACCACCACGCTTTACTATGCCGTTTAAGTTAATCTCAGCAGCACCGCCACCTACCGCATCTGCTGGGAGATACCAGCAAGATAAAGAATTTTTCTCAACAGCCCATAATCTTCGTTTATGTGTAAACGGCTTGTCTAAAAGGCTAGTTGTAACATTGGTAATCGCTGGTGTTGATGAAGCAGTAATCGTTACCCAAGCTGAACCATTATGATAACGTGGTTGGTCAGTACCATTAAAAGCACAAAGCCAGTTTGTGCCAGATGAATCCATATAATTTACATGATTCCAAAAAGCATTTGTCAAAGAGGTAACTTCTGCGCTTCCTACCGCACCAGCATTGGTTACATTAAATATGCTAGTACCCGCAGCAGCATACAATTTCTGTGTGCCGTCTGACTTGTTATAAGCCATTAACGACTGAACTTGCGCTCCTAAACCTGTTGCATGAGAGGAATAACCTCTTCTTACTCTAATATCGGACGTACCCGGAAACCAATTATCTAATTGGATAGCATCCTCTGGTTTCATGTCTGCAATCGAATCACGACTGTTCAGACCACCGACAGGCGATGTTATTGATACTTGCCCACTAAGTTTGCGCCTTGAATTTCTAGGTTGTTTTAATAGTGCTGCCTGTCTCACGATATATTCCAGTTGCCTTGCGGTACAAATAATCCAGGTTGGTACTCTGCAAGACCACCAGCTAAATCGAGAACAGGTTTTGTTGCTTCTCTTGCAACAGCATCAGCAACTCGTCTTTCGTATTTATTATAATCTTCGGCATAGGCTAAACCTTTTGCTTGTTTCCACCGCCAAATTATTCCTGTTGCCATTATCTTTTCGGAGATTCTTCCAATATCAGTATCAGCAGCCCACGCATCTTGCGTAGTACCGCCAGATGATTGACACCAATGATTACTTATATATTCAAATGCGATTGTCTCAAATCCTGTTGGTGCTGGATCAAATATTAACTCATTACCTCTGAAACGATATTGGTCAAATGGTCCAGTTACAGGACTTGCTTGTAGTGCCTGATAAGCTCTTGCCGTTAATGGTCCGAATACTGGTCGTCTTTGCGTTCTGTTCCACATTGTCTCGTTAGTAATTCTGACTGCACTTGCATCAAAATCGCCAGCCGAAATAATTGTACTTATTGTACCCTGTGAGGCTTGAACGAGTCTTGATTTACCACCAGTTGAATAAGTGCCATAGTTTGAAGAATCAGTATCATCGAGTGAAAAGGTATTTGCATTTACTCTGGTAATGGTAAAGCGCAACCCATTTAACTGAGTCATACCTTCAACATCCGCAATATCTACCTGATCGCCAGTTGAATAACCATGAGTATTAGCTGTGACAACTGCCGGGTTAGCTTTCGTTACAGCAGTTATGGTTTTAGCATCGCCACCAGTTACAAAGGTTACTTCTTTGGTCATAGACTGCCAAGTGTGTCGCTCTGCTAGTTCTTCGCCTTCTTCGTTTGCTAAAGCAAGCACCTGAATAATCTGTTCATCAGTATTGCCCGCAACGGCTGAAGGAGCTGCTATACCAATCCTTCTAGTAACTTGTTGAACCATTGTTAATAATGACATTATGTTTTCTTTTTCCTCGTTTTCTTAACTGGCTTAGATTCTAATGCTTCTAATCTAGCCGTTAAGCTACTTAAATCCTCTGTTAATTTCTTATTGATATTCTTCTGATCTTTTAGCTCAGATTGTAAGGCAGATATTTTCTCTGTTGCCTTACCTTGTGAGTTAGAAGAATCTAGCCATGCACGAGCTTTTTGTTTCATTACTCTTGAACCAACACCTAAAGACATTAGGGTTTGTTCGTTAGCTTCTGCTAATTCTTCGACAGTTCTTATTCTTGCTGCAATAATATTTTCTTGGTCAGATGGTCCTAAAACTGTCCATCCTCTAATCGGTGTACCATCGACAGGCATTTCCAAACCTTCTTTCCATGCCTCGTACATACTTTTTATGGCTTGAACATACTCAGCCTTAAATCTGCCATCTCTGATACCCTGAGTGAGTTGTTCTACCCATTCATGGTAAATTCGTGGAATTTCATCTTTACTCCCGGCTGGAGTTATAACTGCATAATCGACATCAACTGCGACATAATGACCAGCTTCGATAGAAGCATTACGATCCTCATGTGGCCTTACTTCAAATTTAATAAAAGGTGGTCTATCTTCCATTACTCCGGGTTGCATATCATTTCTCCTGTTGTTGAACAAGAAAAGGGGAACTTGCGCTCCCCCTTCGTTTACTAGGTTTACTACTTCTTAAAATGGAAAACAGCAGACAATTTCGTTGTCTGAAGCATCTCCAGCAATCGCACAAACATTGTCTGTAACTGCTGCTGATACATCTAGTGTTCCATCACCAGCTCCAGTTGGAGTTAGTGGATCACCATCAGCGCCCGCAGTTAAAGCAATAGTTAGTGTGGCTGCACCTCTTATTTGAAACCAGCCAAATTGCCCATCGGTCATAACAGCTTGAATTACACCAGCACCGATTTCAACAGAATCACTCAAGTCACTTGTGACCTGATTATTCTTATATCCATCGAGTGTGTAGTAATATGCGACTTCGCCAGCTACCGCAGCAGCAGCAGAGCCATCATCCCATTGCATATATTTATACAATTTACCATCGCTAGTTTGTCCGATTGTACCTAATGCCCATTCCTGTGACGTATCGATACGAGATGTAAGTATACCAGTTCTATATGACATAATTTATCTACTCGCTTACGCTTTTTGGACACCTTGAAGTGAACGATTAGAGCAAACTAAGTTACCCATCCAAAGAATAGGTATTACTACCGCATCTTGGTTGATAGCTTTATCTTGATCTAGCTCGGTCATGTCAGCATCACGATGCGTGACTAACTCCAAGTAATCTGTGTTTAAGAAATACGCATGAGCTGCTGGGATGCCTGAACCGCCATCAAAAGTAACGTCTGCGTTGTGATATTTTAGCGAAACAAAACCGCCATCAGCGCTAGAACCAGAGGTGTAGCGTTTAATAGATGTTTGGCTTTGCTCGAAAAATGAGTAGTAAGTGTTATCCATAACGATTAAGTCAGGTTGGTCGCTTCCACGAGAAACCTCAAGCCACAATGGAAGCATTAATGATTCCATAGTAGAGGAAGAAACAGTAACAGCACCACCACCTTGCAATGGAGCAGCAGCACTTTGTAGTATGCTTTTCCAAAAGGTAAATGTTGTACTATTGATTCCACCAACTGTGCCAGTTCCAGCATCCGAAACTAGAGCTTGTAAACCATTGACTTGATTCGTAGCCGTTCCATCTGAATACATATCAGAGGAAAAGTTATTTTTGAAAGTACGCATTGCATTTGTAATGCGTGATTTCGCCAAGTTAATGATACGACTGTCGCCATTATTAACACGTAATTCGTAACCTGAAGCGGTTACATGAACTGCTATTTGCTTCCAATTATATTCAGCAGATGAAAGCACATCACTCGCATTGATATTGAGAGTGTCATAGCCTGAATACCTCTGATAAGTGCCATTTTCGGCATAATCTAAAGGCGCAACAATGCTAAGACCACCATCTTCGACACGTTTACGACCGCGTCTATTCATACGAGCTAGAAGTGCATTATTATTGCTGACATTGTCTGCAAATTGCTTTTTATGCTTACGGAACGTGGTCGATACCAGTTCGGTAAACGTGCTATTTGGACTTGCCATTTTTATTGACTCCTAAAAATTAGTGTCTGTTATTGATTGCTGCCAAAGTATCTGAGAGAGTATCTGAAATATCTCCTGACACATCAGCAGCTCCTTCTCTTGCTAACGGCTTTGTTGAAAGGTTAGTCTGAGCTATCTTGCTTGCCTGTTTCGACTTCTTTTGTGCTTCCTCTTTGCGCTTTTTATTCGCTTGTGTCAATTTGACACTACGAATCTGAGGGTTTGCCCAACACGCGGTTTCATAGGCTTCTTCTAGGCTGAGTTGTCGGCCTTGTCGTTCAGCGTTTTCAATCAAATCTGCCATGTCATTTCTGACATCGTCAAAATGTACGTTTCTAATGTTTCCTTTTTCATCGACTTGATTTTGAAAACTACCAATCGAGGTAAGAGCTTCTTGCTGAGTCTGCTGTTGAGCAGCCTGTTGCTGAGAAGCATAAACTTGTTCTAAATTATTAAGTTTTTCCTGTATAGGATTCAGATATTGCTGAAGTGCCGGGATTTCCTGGTTCTCAGTATTTTCTGCGTTGGCAGATGTATATTGAGATAAATCAGCACCATACTCCTGTGCTATCTGCATCACTAATTGACCACGCTGTTGCGGTGTGCCAGAGCGTAATCGGTAAGCTGTATTTAATAAATTCTGGACTGTCTTTATCGGATCAGAGTTTTCTGACCGAATCATAGCTTCGTAGGGCTTTATAGCCTCACCAAGAGTACGTCCATAGTTTGCAGCTTGTTTATACATCGAGATGCCTTTTCCAATATCGGCTTCTCGTTTTATTATTTCATCTTGTATATGTTTTGGAAGTTTTGAGAAAGATGCTTTACCTTTAGCCGACCATGTTGAAGGTGGCCTTTTAGATTTAGTCTCTCTTTCTTCAGTAATGTCCTCAGAATCAACCTCTTCTTCCTGAGTTTCTTCTTCAGGTTGTGGCTCTTCTTTGGTTTCCTCTTTAGCTTCCTCTTTGGGTTCTTCCTCAGATTCGGCTACTATTTCTTCTTCAACTTCTTCTTCAACTTCTTCAGAGACTTCCTCTTTAACTACTTCAGGTTCTTCATCTCTTTTATTAATTTCCTCGAAAGTTTCTGCGAGTGACTCATCGAGTGACTTTTCTTCTTCTACTGCTTTTTCTTCTTCCATTTTCTCTCTCCTTTGTCAAAAGGTTAAATTTCTAATATATAGGCTGTTCCTGTCTTAAACTTTCTACTATTGGTGCAGCACCAAATGGCGCTAGACTCATGTAAGGGAATCCCTCAAATTCTTTGTCAGGTGATAGTTTTATTGTGAATC